CCCGTGCTCCGATCAGCGACGAGATGCTTGCCAAACGCGTAGCAGTGACTGCGCGGTCCCCACATCGCATAACTGCCGCTACTCACATCCCAGACCCCACGCTCGTGCCACAGCCCTGTCGAGAGATCGTAGACCCAGGTCGCCTGGGCCGAGGGAAACGTCAGGCAGTAAAAGCTATGGCCCTGATCGCTGTAGACCACGGCTTCCGCGTCGGTGATTTTACTGGTTCTGGCATAGCCGGCAATGGCGGTCTCGACCGCATACGAACTGACGCGTTGCGGGACCAGGCCGGTCGCGGCGACGACAATCCCCGCCCCCTCTGCTGTCTGGGACAGCCAGACCATTTTATCGGCAGCGAGCTTGACCGAATACGGTGCCGGCGTGCCATAACCAAAGACCGATCCCGGCACGGGCGCGAACGGGAACGGGCTGGTGCCTGCGTCGTACCAGACCTCGCCCGTCTGTTCGCCGATGAGCCAAATCTGACGATTGCCATCCACGACCATCGCCTTCCACGGGTCGGGGGCAATACTGCGCTGGGCATACTGGGTCGCATCCCAGCTAGCGCCATTGTTGAGCGCAGAAATGTAGAACTTTGATTCAGCGCCATCGAAGGCCAGAAAGTAGCCATCGATCATCCCGACCATCGTGCATTTGCCAGCCAACGCACTGATCGAGGCGCTGAGTGTATTGGTCGCAATCGTGAGTAGGTAGGCATTTGTCCCAGAGCCGATCAGGAGCTGGCCCCCCGCATCCCCATTGCTTGCGATGCTTGCTGGATGGGGGTCATTAGTCACGGTGCCACTTGTCACAATCGACGCCGAGGCTGTCTCCAGCACCTTATAGACGCTCGGCCCCATGACGGCGTAGCAGTTGCCCGACATGGCGAAGAGGGCGCGACCATTAACGCTAGGGGTGCGGACATACTCCTCCTGTCCGGGACAGGGATAGAGCGCGGCGCCGTAAGGTGATGACGATGACTGGGTCGGCTCCGGGTACCAGTTGACCGTGCGCTCGCAGTCAGCTAGCGGGCTCTGCTGCTCATTCGACCCGAACACAAAGCCGGAATAGTTCGGCATGTCTATGTGTCCGAATAGATATTGTAGTGCGGGCCGGCGCCACCAAAGATGAGTCCTGCGACACCACTAGAGAGGTCCATGAGGCGCTCATTGGCGCGCTTCACATCCGCCTTGCTTTCCGCAGCAGCCTGCTGGATATCCGGCGTCAGCGGCGAGTCAAACGCACTCGCCAGTTCTTTGGCGAGGTTCGTCCGCATGAACCGACGATACCCCGGTGGCAGTGCAATCGTGTCACTGATGGCGGCAAATTCGCTCACCGGGACCAGGGTGTAGATCACGCCTTGCAGCGTGGTGCTGGTGGGGATCGGCCACAGCCGAATGAGCCCGAACCCCGAGTCGTATGTGGGGTTGTAGTACACGGCCTGCGGATAGACAGACGTGAGAGCCTTCTGCGCGATCCCGTCGTAGGCATCCTCTGTCAGGACCGGCCCCAGGTTGTATTCTATCGTCGGCGAGACCGACGTATCCTGAAAGCCGACGTTGTCGATAGCGAGTGGACCCGTGGGGCGCGCACAGTTGATCGTGGCGCCCGTCCCAATCGTGTAGCTCGTGGCTGATGAGATGGTCCAGAGCGTGCGCGCTCGGCTATAGACCGTCAGCCCCTCAGTCGCGAGGCCATCGATCCAGTCATTGAGCCGATCCAGCCCATAGGCCGAGTCATTCGCTGACGCCGTCTCTCCGACCTGCAACACCCGCAGGTCTTGCAGGGCCGCAGTAATGAGCTCGCTGACAGTCATTACACTTGATAGAGCGCATTCATGAGTGTCGCTGTCGTACTCGTGCTATTCACCCGAATACACTTGAGCGGCAGCACCGTGCCGGCAAGCACCGTAAAGGGCGCGGAGCTGCCATCCTCGAAAATCGCGACCACAACCCCAGCGCCTCCCACGAAGATGGCATCGGCCGGAATAGCCTTCGTCGAGGCAGCGGCAGAATACGTTGACCCGTCAAAGTTCACCGTATCGCTTTTCGTAATCACGAGAGATCGGTTATACGTTCCGCTCGTTTGGGCCATGCGTTACCCCTTCGCCTTACTACGCGACGGCCGGACACGCTTCGGCTTGACCGGCGTAATCGGGACGGACGGTACCTGTGCATGGGTCGCGTCATCGGCCTGTTGCGCCTCGGCCTTGGCACGATCACTGAGTCCCTGATCGGCAAAGTGTCGCTGCGCGGTCACTTCAGCAATGGACTGCAAATCATGCTCGAATTTCTCAAGCGCCTGATCTGGCGAGGCGGACCAGCCATCGGCCAGTGCGCGGTCGCGTTCCTCGTTGCTCTTCACGACCAGTTGACACGACCGCGAAAAGGCTTCGCCTTCAGCATCCCCTACCGAGGCACGGGGGTCGCCGCACATCACTTTCCCGTTCTCGCGTTGGAACGCCTTGTACACCATGAGCGGGTACTCTTCAAATCTCGCCGCACTAAATCCGCCGTTGGTCGTCGGCTGGTTCCATTTCTCCAGCTCCCTGGCGTAGTCCGAATCCGGGTTATGCACAATCCCCATGTATGCCCTCGTGGAAAAGAGCGGAGGGCCACAGTGTGCCCTCCCCTCTGTGTGATGTTAGGCCACGGTGCCTGTGATGTTCGTGACCGTCCCCGCCATCGGGTTCGCCACAAACGAGTTCCACAGTCCGTTGCACGCAATCACGGTGAATGCAATCGGGGCCGTGGAGTTGGTCGTGACTACGTCGTAAGACGAGCCAGCGCCAGACAAGCCGCCGGTGAACGTCAGCGTATGGGCCGCAGCGCCGTTACCGACGATGGTCAACAGCGTCCCGTCCATGTCTTTGGTCGGTACCGGGATCGTCAACGCAATCACACTGGTCCCGTTGAGGACGACCCGAGCGTCGGTCCCCGCTGCCGGCAACGTCAGGGTGCCAGTGGCGGTGATGCTAGTGATCACGGTCGCCCGTGAGGCTTGGTAGCCGATGATCTCCTGCGCGGCAGGCTCCGAGAAATCGGTCGCCTCTCCATGCGTCACATTGCTGGTGATTACGTGGGCTTTGGTCGCTGTGCCGTTGACGCCACGCATCACATCAACCGTGGTGCCTGAGCTGTAGTTTTTCGCGACCTGCATCACCTCATTGTCCACGAGGACCAAGCGTCCTGCGTCAAATGAGGTCGCTGACGCGACGACAATAGACGTGTCATCGACGGCAACGGCGGACGATAGTGTTGTTGTCGCTAGTGCCATGATTAACCCCACACTCTCGCGGCAAGCCGCGCTTGAATAGTGGCCGCGCCGATCAGGATGTCCAGACGGCTTGGGTTTTGGTCCGTACCGATCTGGTACTGCTCGACCATACGAATGGAAAACCCGAGTGCCTTGCTACGTACCGTGGTGGACTCAGCCCCGGCCCCCGGCTTAGCCAAATCAGCCATTACGTAGGCGAAAGCATCTGGGTGATACACAAACGATTGTGGACTGGTCGTGGTCGCCAGGGTGCCGCCCGCTGCTGCCGTCGTGCCTAGCACGGTAATCACGGCATTGTTCGCGGGTGAGGCATCCACGGTCTGGAGCTGACCAGAGGTGATGATGCTCGGGCTGATGGGCAACGTCGCCATGTCGCCTGACGAGTCAGACGTGGTCGCTGTCACGACAAACTGCTGGAGCCGCCCTGTGGACGAGTACGACAGCGGGTTGACCGAGTTGACGCCGGCGATGGTAAAGATATCGCCTTTGTTCAACGTGGCGGCTCCCGAGGCCCAGCCATCCGTAGCGAGCGTACTGCCTGTCTGTCTAGCGCCATCCACGAGCGGTGTAGACGCCGTGTAGGTGCCAGTGGTATGCGTCGGGCGCACCGGGTCTTGCAGCCACTTATCGACGCCCAGCTGCTTTCGTCCGAACATGCCTTCTTCATAATTTTCGGCAATGACGGCGGTTGGATTGAACAGCGAGCTTGTGGTGTTCGCGAGCGTGCTCATCGCCAGCGGGTCGAGCACCGCCACGCGTCCCCGCAAGGGGGCCGAGAGGTCGGTCAGCTTCACGCCAGCCTCAAGATAGGTCAGGGTCGCACTCGGCGTCGTGCCTGGTGTCCCGACCGACGAGTAGATGTCCCGGTAGACCGCATTAAACGCCAGCACTTCAGCCGCGTTCGCCAGTGCCTCAGACCCTGGGTTGATGTAGCGCGTCCGAATGTTGTCCAGCTCGGTCGTGGCCTGCTGACTGGAGTACCCAAACGCGACGTTTTTTTGGTTCGTCAGCGAGATAGGCACCGTCTGGTCATACAAGTTCTGGAGTTGGAGCGCCTGACCGTCGGTGACGGTGAACCGCTGGGGCAGTCGGGCGTTAACCGTGTTCCCGACCTTTGCGCCTGAAATCTCGTATTGTGAATCGTATGTCCGGTTGACGTTCGCAAGAAACACGAGCTTATTGATAAAGCCGCGTGCGACTTCCTTGGTCGTCCAGGACGGTGTCGCTAGCGTATTAGCCATCGATCATCCTTTACCTTGGTTACAGGCGACCCGCTTGCCGATCTGCCGCGTTCATCCGCCGGAAGTGTTCGTCCATGGATAAATCGTCGGTGATCTCGAAGGGGTCTTCTGCGGGTGGCGAAGTCC